TGGAGTCAGCGGGCTATCAGATCATCTGGTCCGGCGAAAGACTCCTCAGAGCGTTGGAGGCGGGTCAAATCGGACCTCTCGATTTGATTCGTCTCTGGCTGTGGACACTATGGGCGCAGATCCGCCTCTTAGTGTTCCTTTGCTAGAACCTCAGCCAACGATTGTGATGTCTAATTGCATCCACAATCAATTGGAATCTCTTGGTCAGCGTTATTTGAAAGTGACGCCTGAACCACAACCCAAGAATCTCAACTTGCAACTCATAAACAGAATAGTAGATCATTTAGCGAAACAGATCTCTGAGTTCTTCTGTCCTGAGTTTAACTTTCAAAAGTATGTGAGGCAAAAGCCGGGGGCCGTGAGACGCAGGTTCCTTAAAGCATACAAGCAGATGTGTGATGGTCAACGAAACATAACTGCGAACTCTGAAATCGCTGCCTTCGTCAAAAATGAACGTTATTTTGAGGAAGGTAAGTCTCCCCGCATGATAATGGGACGAGATCCAAAATTTAACATCGTGTATTGCAGATTTATTGCAAGGCTTGAAGATGCTTTCTTTAAGTTACCGCAAGTTGCGAATGCTTGTGATTACACTAAATGTGGTGATAAATTTTCGAAATTGTTCAATCATTGTGCCAGCATGTTCGAAAATGACATGTCAAAATTTGAGGCGACACAACGGGAATGTTTGTTGGGATTAGAATATCTAGTCTACGATAAGGTTCTGAAGCGTTGTGGGTGTTCTGATGAACTTGAAGATCTCCGCACTGTTTTTGCGGCCAAATGCATCAAGCCGGTTGTTACTGGTGAAGGTGTCAAGGCTACATTTCAGTGGTGTAGGGGTTCAGGTGACATGGACACAAGTCTTGGTAATGGAATAATAAATTACATATCAACTATGTATTTCATGATCCACAATTTTTGTGGTGATCATTGCCAATTAAACAATTGTGCCTGTGACATTTTTGACAAGTTCGTGCTCAAGGGGGACGACTCCTACGGTTGCTGTCC